TCTCAATCATAGGGATTAAGAAGCTCTCTTGGAAGTTAACCAATGTACGCTTGTGGCGTTTAATGATTGCACCTAGAGACATAGACACAGCACCGGCAGCAGCTTCACCATTGATAGAGCCGGGAATACCAGCAGCGTCAATAGCGCCTGTCGCCATCTGAACCATCTTCTGCAATTCAGCCGCTTGAGCAAATGTTACTTGATCTAAGTTACCAAACTTGAATGGTTGTAGGATTTCAGCGGGGTTACCGTTAGTCAGGATGGTCTTGCCGGGACGAATCTCTAACTTAGCACCACGAGGCATACGAGTAGCGTCCATAGCCATCATAGGATGGACTGTAAGCGCCAAAGCATCGATACGGGCACGTAGCTCAGAGTCTAAAGCCTTCTGACTGTTGTAGCCCTTCTCACAGACTCCACGACCCCAGAAGCGACCGGGTACAACGTCCCAAGGAAACGCTACAAGAGGTCTATCTTGCATCATGTAGGGGTTTTCTTCTATCTTGAGGATGCTCTTACCGTTAGCAATAACAATAACCACCTCTACATAGCCCTTTTCCTTCTCTTCTTCCTCTTCTTCGTCTACGCTATCTTTATTCTCTTTAACTGCTGAGGACAACTCGTCATCTTCGTCATCTTCTAACGCTGATAAGTAGATATGACGGGGAATCAGACCATAATACTTAGTTAAACGAACTTTGTCGTCTTCATAAGCGGTTAATTCCTTATCGGCTTCAATGTCATTATCAGTATCAGCGTCTTCAATCTCAACATCGTTGTAAATACCGTTCTCAATACCCATTTCAACTTGGTGACGGGGTACAAACTCATCAATAATGACACCAAGAGCCTCTTCAATGCTAGAAGCGGTAGGGTCAATCAAGAAGTTCTGTGGTTGGATAGGGCGGAGCTTAACAACTACACGCTTTTCAATGGTAACACCCACTGCTTGCATTGCGCCATCCATAATAGGTTGGCTGGCGGGCTTCATCTCGTTAACTTCTTCAATAACAAGTTCCGCCATACCCGTACCATACACCGCAGCGTTGATTAGAACCTCTCCAACGGCTTTGCGGGTCTTGGTGAATAGGAAGTCCTCAGATAGCTGCTCGCGGAGGTAGGCAACGTCTTTACTATCCTTGTCGTTACGGTCGTCACGAATGTCAAACCACTTACCACGACCAAAGGTAGCCTCTTCGACCTCTGCCACTGAACTCTCAACGGCTTGTTGGAGGGCTGGAGAGATTAACTTGGAGCGCTCGCTCTCACGCATCTTATCGTTAGAGTCCCAAATACCACGCCATAGGCGGTAGTACTCGTCAAACTTCTCTTCGTGGTTAGACTGGTAATGGTCACGCCATCGTTCAGCCTTATCCATAACCCAATCTTCAGCCTTCTCTTCTAAATACTTCTTATCATTATCCATGTTATTCCTTACCATCTGGTTTTGTTAGTTTAGAATCTTTAGCCATGCTATTTTTTCTTTTTAGCTGTTTTAGCAGCTTTCTTAAAATCTTTATCTGTAGGAGCACCTTTAGCGCCCTGCTTCTTCATCTTTTCACCACTACCGTCTGCAATTCGATTGCGTTTAGCGTTGATATTTGCGTATAGTCCGTTTGGCATGTTTATCCTTAATAGCCTGAGATGGCATCCATTGGTTCGTAATCATCTTCTTCAAAGTCGAGCGCATATGACACTTTAGCCAACTGCTCGATGTAAGAGAGTGCGTCAATCAAGTCGTCATGTACCATCTTGTTTGGGAACTGAAAGAGCTGGTCTAAGAACTCGTTATTCCAAGCTCCTTTATCTAGCTTGATATACCCGTTCTCAAAGCGACCTTGCAACGACCAAACAATACGGTCTGTCTTCTTCTTGTTACCGTGAGTTAACTCATCTACCCTAAAGAATGTTTGTGTGCGTTTCATAATGTCGGACAGATAGGGCATGACAGCTTGTCGCGCAATTCCCTTTTCTATACCCACCGCCACCGGCTCATACTTCTTAACAGCATCAAATATCTTCTTTGCTGTCTCTTTAACATCCCATCGACCGTAGATGATGTCAGCAACCCACCAACCTTTCTCGTTGGCTTTCACAATGGCAATGGCTGTATTATCTAGCCTCTTGTTTTTAACACCCTTACTGCCTTCTTCTTCAAAGCCAGCCAAGTCAACCGCTATGTAGTAGTCGCCCTCTTTAGGTGCTTCTTCGTCAAACTTAATCCACTCTTCTTTAAACAACTCACCCCCAGCCGCCTCAAAGGATGCTAGGAATTCTTGACGGAAGGAGAATGACGACATGCTTTTTTTAGCCGCATTAATCTCTTCAGGGTCAAGTAGGGGGTTATCAAAAGAGGTAAAGTGGAATGACGCAAATGTGTCGTCTTCACCGGATAAGCCGTGTTGATATAAATCGTAGAAGTGATTGCGACCCATCGGTGTTCCAATGAAGAGTGCATCACCTTTCAAGTCGGCTAGAGCGGGTCGTAGGATTTGCTCCCAGACCTCTGGTTTCATGTCGGCGTATTCGTCCATAACAAGAAACTTCAAGGACACGCCTCGCATAGTCTCTGGCCGGTCAGCGCCCTTCAAGCTAATCATGGAACCGTTAATCAGTTTAAACTGTAGGTTGTTTACATGACTACTGACAATAACACTATGCCCAACCTCTAGGATTGTTTGCCACATAATGTCCCTTGCTTGTCCCTGTGTAGGGGCTACATAGAACACTTGTCCTTTAACGCTTTGAAGCGCCCTTACAATTAGAAGGTACGCCGCTAACCTACTTTTCCCCGTTCGCCGTCCAGCAGCAACAACCTTAAATCGCTTAGGGTCGTTCCATACTGTCTGTTGCCACGGAAGAAGGTCAATGTTTAATTCTGCCATTACCACTTACCCTCTGTGTAGATAGTCTTAGTACCATCCTTTAAGGCGTTTAACTTTTGTTTGTTATTGTGCCCTTGCTTATAAGAGCAATGAATCCACCCGCTGTGCATATCGCCAGCATGATAGAATTCTAAGATTAGTTGCTTAAAGTCTAGGTTATGTGCAATCCACTGAGCCATCACTCTGTTATCCTGCGAGTGAACTTCAAAGTCGGCAGCACATCCTAGGCAATGGTCGCTCGTAGTAGAGCCGCCAATGGCTTTGTTTAACTCAGGACTACGGTAGCCACTGGAAATGGTAATAGAGCCAAAGCGGTCGCGTAAAGGCTGCAACACAAAGGTTACAAGCTCCTGTAGGTTATCTGTTACTTCTTTAGTGGGGGTGTTGTCGATACCTAAGCGTTCTGCTGTAGGTGACGTTGTAAATTCAGATAAACTGAAGTTGTTGCTGAGTTTCATTAAAAGCCCTTCTTGGCTAACACTTTCTCAAGTAAGCCACGCAAGCCGTAGATAACCACGATCATGCCGATAATAACATACTGATACCATTCCGGCATCTTATCCATAACACCAAACCCCGCCAGCGCGTAATTTTCTAAACCGGGTATAAAGGCCATAATCATAGGCGCTAGGAACACAATGAGAATAACCTCATCCTTCCAGCTCTTCGACATGTTCTCCATTGCTAGGCGGTCGAGATCGTAATTCTGTTCTTGTGCTGATGCTTGTCGGTCGGCGGTGGCTTTGATAGTAACAATCTCGGCCTCTGTCTTGGCTTGAGCTACCTTCTGTTTGTTATCTAGCCAGTTACCGCCTATCTGTACAAGCGTAGTTAATAAGGGTATCATATGGTAGGTTCGAATCCAGTGGTGTTTAAATCCACAGGGTTTTGAGATAACTCCCTTGTCCTGCGGTTGGTTTCGTTCTGATCTCGGAGTGAAAACCCGTAGGCTTCATCCATTCTACGTTCCATGTGCGGTTTACCCGGTTTGAACCACATGTCAGTAAGCGCTTGTGTTACTTGTTTGTAATCACCTGTTTTAATTATATCTCTTAGCTTTGAAGCGTTGCCGTGACCTATTTCTTTTTTACTATCCCCATAGATGGTATCCATGAAATAGTTAATCTGGTTTTGAGCGCTGTCTGCATATGAGTTTATATTTAGATATTTCTCATAGTTGTTTAACTTACCTTTAGGGTCAAACTGTAATAACCCTTGAGCTGGTTTAGATGCACCCCGTTGCTGTTGTTTATGGTCAAAAGAGTTGCCGGTTTCGACCGCTATGTTAGCCAAGAGAGCTATCTGTGCTGCCTTTGGTAAGCCTGTGTCTCTAACCATTCTTTCAACATCTTGTCGCTTTTCACTCATAGGGTACGTCCTCAACATCTTCATTACCGTCAATAATTGTGGGGGTATCTCCATTGCCGATACCGTTAATGGTAATAGAGACAGCAGGACGACCGCCGCCAAGTTTGTCTTTTTCGAAGTAGGACATTGGTAACATCCTGTCGATGAGGAGTTTCCATGCCGCTGATTGATTCTTATGTTCATCATCTAATGCCGCTTTCAAGATTGCATCTATAACCTGTTTGCTCTTAGGCG